TAATCTATGTGATGGGTTAGTACCTCTCAATGAAGTTATTAAGGTGCCTGTAAAGCCGGTAGAGAGCGTTGAACCGCTTAAAACAGAGCCTATGGTTAAGATTCCCCAGGAGACCGTTTCACAGTCGTTGGAGGATGAGTTAAGTGCGTGCCTTAAAAGGGCTCAAGAAATTGTGCAAGAGATGGCTAAATGTCGACAAAACTCTCTTTAAGAGCACGAGCAGCACTTCATTACTTTGTTAATAGCGATATGTCTATTAGCGCTGACCGTTTAGCTGATGTGGTGGCAGAGAATAGAAAAGCAATACAGACCGCACTCAAAGAGTTGCGAGAAGCAGGGCTAATCCTGACCCGTAAAGAACGGGTGGGAAACCGAGTGGTAACAGTTAGTTATGTAACGGAAAAGGGATTCCTGGAGGCTAATTCCTGGGGGTCACAAAACGTCCTTCAGATACAGCACACTGTGCAGAATAGCTCAATACAAGTATTAGCATATTCAGCTAATAATATTAATAAAACATCAATCGAAGGATTGGAAGAAAAAATGGGGTATGAATTTTTTGAACCCACTTCAAGCTCGGAAGCCGATGAGCGACAAGCCGAGCGCCTTAAAGCCATAGAAGAGCGCAAGGCAGCCTACAAAGAGAAAAAAGAAGAAGAGCACGAGAAGAAAGTTATCGACCGCGAAACCACGTCACCAGATGGTTGGAACATCAACCAGTCCATTAATGAGTTTGCTACACAGATGAGTCAGATTTGGGGCATACCACCTTGGAACATGGCTGGCAGCCGTTTCTTTATCGCCCTCGCTAAATCCCGTACCCAGTACGATACCAATGGCTCTATTGAGCAAGAGATGATGAGGATATTTTTTGGCGCTTTAAAGATTAATAAAGAGACCAATGGGGACATGTTGTGGAAGATGTTTATTAAACGGTTTCCAGATTTAGCGGTTCAAGCAAAATCAAGGATTAATTCGTCAGTAGACCTCGATACCGCTATGGTTCAGGCCGAAGAACAGTGGAAGAAAGTTTTTGGGGAGGACTTCAGTGTTTAAGCTAGCGGATTTAAAGGTAAGACGCCGTACATGGGTTCAAACCTCTGCTATTCCTAAAGCCCGTCTTGGCTGGGTCTTAGATGACTGCTCAGATGCCCCTAATTCGGCTTTAGCGCCGATTAGAGCCTGGATTAGCGCAGCCCTTAAGGGTGAGTTCATTTTAAAGGCTGGAGGGTCTAATTGCGGTCGTGGAATCCTTTTGTATGGGGAGCCAGGTCGCGGAAAAACTACCCTTGCCCTAGCAATTATTCAGGAGATGATGACCACTTTTCCAATTGAGGCATTTGTCCCTTCCGAGAACAAGGTTCTTGTCCGCCCCTGCTATTTTACGACTTTTAATGGCGTCCTTGATTTAAAGGGAAAATTAATGGATGAGCCGACAGAAGCAGAGGAGACTCTATACGCAGGCATGTTAGGTGAGTGTAGCGATGACGCTTACAACATCAGAGTTTTAGTAATTGATGACGTAGGAAAAGAACACTCTAGCCTTTCGGGGTGGCAAAAAAATATGCTTCATCACGTATTAAGAACACGATTTAACAACGGATTGCCTACGATTGTCACCAGTAATATCCAGCGTGATAATTGGGCTGATGTTTATGGTGATGCAACAGGTAGTTTTATTAAAGAAGCTTTTTTGTACGTTCCAGTAACTGGTAGCAAGGATTTACGATAATGGAGGCTTTTGTGGATAATCATGTAAGGTTAGTTCAGCTCTTCCTTACAGATAACCAAGTTCCTGGACCAAGTGTCTATGAGGTTGGCATAAATGATGCTGGAAAATCAATATGCACTTGTCCAAATTTTAAAAGTAGAAACTCTTGCAAACATGTTAAATTTGTTCAAGAGAAGATAGATAAAAGCAGCGGTCTTTATAACATGGAGCTTATTGATAAACCTACTATTGAAGACATTGAAAAAGCAAAATCTTCTTTTCAAGGTAACAGGGATTTTATTATAAAGTTTGGAAAAGTTGAGGTAGTTTAAAAATGCGCAAAGGGGATATCAGTAACGAGTTACCAAAGCGCGTAATTGTTACCGCAGACACTTTCCTTGACATTGAAATTACAGTAAAAAAAGTTTTAAAAGTTTTTCCTGTCTCCACAAAAGATACAAAAATTAATAGGTCTTTACTTAGCCGACTTTATATGTTTTCACAAAATGTTGGTTACACCCTAGAGTTAGCTTCGTTTACGATGGATGATTCTGCGCTAGAGCAGCTAACTGACCACCTTGACCATATGGGAACTAACCCATTTAGATATTTTACTCATTATGAGTCCATTGAGCACTTAGTTCAAGAGCTTCCCTATAGACCGGAAGTTGTTGGCGTTTTGGATTTACCAACGCGCCTGCTACGGTACGGCCACTGGGGATTGGACTTTACTCAAATATGAACAAAGAAACCTTATTACTTAGCAAGGTTATTCAAGACCGCGATTTAACAAGATTGTTTGAGCGCGGTGTCAATGACTTCTGGTTTGTTGATAATGAAGACCGTAAAGTGTGGTCTCTTCTTAAGTCTCATTTCACCAAATACGGTGAATGTCCTAGCATTGACGTTGTTAATGAAAACTTTCCTTCTTATCGAGTAGTAGATGTAGTCGATTCAATTGATTATTTACTCGATGGTTTAGTTTCAGCACGTCGTAAATCTGCAACAATTTCCATGATTGGCGAAGCGATTGAGCAGATTGAAAAACAAGGAAATCATGAGTCTGCCCTTATTACAATCCAAAAGGGGATTATAAAACTTGAAGAAGATGGTTTAAGTAAATCTACTGACGTCGACATTACAGAAAACCCGCTTAAGCTTTGGGACGAGTATTTATTTCGCAAAAACAATCCAGGATTACTTGGAGTTCCTACGGGGTTTCCAACAATTGATGCCGCAACAAATGGGCTGCAAAATGGTCAATTAGTCATTATTGTTGCCCCACCAAAAACCGGTAAATCAACTTTAGCGCTACAGATTGCACAAAACGTTCACCTCAAAGGTAGCACTCCAATGTTTCAGTCTTTTGAGATGACAAACCAAGAACAGCTTTCTCGTTATGTTTCCATGAGAGCGCGTGTTTCTCATACTCGTTACCAAAGCGGTGCCCTTACCGATGAAGAAGAATCTCGTGTTAAAGCAAAGCTTAATAGCATTGCTCAGATGAGAGAAAAATTTTGGCTTATTGGAGCATCAGAAGGCGCTACTGTATCTGCGGTTGCCAGCAAGATTCAAATTCACCAACCAGATATTGTTTTTATTGATGGTATGTACTTGATGGTTGACGAGAATGGTGAAAAACCAGGAAGCCCCCAGGCTCTTACAAACATAACTCGTTCTCTTAAACGTTTGGCGCAAAGAACCAACAAACCCATAGTTATTTCTACGCAGGTGTTAGAGAACAAGATGCGTAATGGTCAAGTGACCACCGATGCTATTGGTTACTCGTCTTCTTTTCATCAAGATGCAGATGTTATTTTTGGTCTTCAACGCGAAGATGAAAACGTTGACGATACTCGTATTCTTAAGGTTATTGCTTCCCGTAACTCTGGGCCAGCAGAGGTATCAATGCTGTGGGATTGGAATACGGGAGATTTTAGAGAGCTAGATGAGAACGACCTATGACCGTTGAGGAGATGGAAGACCTATTAGACAGGCTCGGCATAGAAGTTATTTCAATTCATGGCGATGAGATTAAAGCTAGATGCCCCGCTCACTTGGAGCGTAAAGGAAAAGAAGACAACAATCCTTCTTGGTACATTAATGCAGACACCGGTGTTCACAACTGTTTCTCATGCCACTTTAAAGGAAGTGTTAACTCATTAGTTGAGTATGTTCAAGGAGTTGGCTCCGATATAGCTAAGCAATGGATTAGCAGTGGCGAACGTAATTTAACTAAAGCGTTTGAAAAATTAACTGCACTTGCGCCTATACAAGAACAAGCACAGCCAATGACAGAATCAATGCTTAGCGCTTTTTCTTCTCCCCCTATATACGCCTTAAAATCTCGTGGCATTACATCCGTTGCAGCAGATTATTATGAAATCTTATGGAATTCTTCTAACGAAAGTTGGATTCTTCCTATGCGCGACCCATACACTAACAAGCTTATTGGGTGGCAAGAAAAGTGGTTTAAAGAACGCCGTTTTAATAACTTCCCACCTAAAGTAAACAAGTCATCTACACTTTTTGGCTATCAACGTTATGAAGGACCAAACATTACTGTAGTCGAGTCACCTTTAGATGTAGCCCGACTTGCGTCAGTTGGCGTGCTTGGTGGAGTTGCAGTGTGCGGTTCTTCTGTGTCAAAAGACCAAATTAATCTTATTAGAGGAGCAAACCACATTACGTTTGCTATGGATAATGACCAAGCTGGACTCAGCTCATCAATGGCTTTACTTGAATACTCAAAAGCAATGGGATTTGACTGTTGGTTTTTTAACTATGACAATACAGACATGAAAGATGTTGGTGGTATGAGCAAAGCCGAGATAATGTTTGGCTTAGAAAACGCACGCCACTCAATACACGGGAAGAGAGCATTCTTATGATTATTGGTTTGTCAGGATACGCGCAATCAGGAAAAGACACCGTTGCAGGGATGCTCATCGGTCTTCATGGTTATGAAAATGTTGCGTTTGCAAGTAACATTCGCAAACTTTTATACGAGATGGACCCATTTATTAACGATGGTCAACCTGTTTTTAGACTTCAAGATTTAGTTGATTCTCAGGGATGGGAAGGCGCCAAAAAAACTGCGCCCGAAGTACGCCGTCTCCTACAAGATTTGGGAGTTGGAGCACGCAACATACTTGGTGAAAACTTTTGGGTTAACCAAGTTTTAAACACTATTAATCCCACCAACCGCATAGTCATTACCGATGTTAGGTTTCAAAATGAAGCCGAAGAAATTAAAAAAATTGAAAACTCACAAATTTGGCGCATTAATCGGCCTGGAGTAGGACCAGTTAACGACCACGTATCAGAGACAGATATGGATTTATGGGATTGGGACGCAGTTATCACTAATGATAAAGATATGGAGCATCTCAGCAATCAGATTAAGAGCCTGCTAGGGTAGTTCTATGACTTTTACGGGCACACTTCTTCCTTACCAACCAGAGGCTGTTGACCGCATGTGCGAACGACAGAAAATGTTAGTTGCTTATGATTTAGGGCTAGGAAAAACCGTTTTAACCATTGCAGCGGTTGAACGTCTTATGGATTCGCGTCAAATTACAGAGCCAGGTTTGATAGTCTGTTTATCTTCACTTAAATATCAATGGGCAAATCAGATTAGGAAGTTTACTAATGATACTTCAAACCCTTTGGTCATTGATGGAACGCCAGCAAAAAGAGCAGAACAATACGAGAAAGCATACGACTGGCGTAATTCAAAGGTTGATTACATCATCCTT